AAACTATCTACACAGGTGCTCCAGGATTCCAGTTTCGGTGTGTTTTACTTTGAGACGGGAGCGAGAGGGTTGGGTCTAGCACAAGGATTGGTTCGCTACGGTTAATCTTTATTGAATAATAAATCCAACAACATCATAGAGTGTCCAATGGCCTTCAATATGTTACAAATCATATTTATTATAGGAGCCATTCTTGTAATTGGTGGAGGGTCCATGTATTTTAACTCCAATCAACAATACATTGGTCTTCTTATTTTCCTCCCCCTCTCCATTCTGATCTTTGTAGTCTACGGTTTGCGATGGTTCGGTGCCGATGGCATCTATAATATCAAGACTGTATCGTGGCCCCCAGCAATCAACGCCTGTCCGGATTATCTGACCGCCTATACCATCAAGGCTTCACAAGGAGATATCAAGGGCTGTGTGGATACTATCGGCGTCAGTCGTAATGGGGGTCTTGCTCTTCTCAAGAAAGGTGATGTTATCGGAAATTCCAACGACCCTCGTTTTTTCCCCTTAATTAAGGGCGAAAGTCGCGCAGCTCTCTGCCAGCGTGTTATTACAGCCGGTCTCACCTGGGAAGGAGTCAGTGATGGAGAGACCTGCTTTAGTCCAGATAGTACGGGATCTGCTGTGGTTCCTGGAACAACTTCCACCTGTCCTACAACCGGTTAATAACCACCTAAGAACTAATTACCCTTATACGCAATGCGTACAAGTCAAGCCGAACAAGAAACAGCATGTCTTCATCCTGAAATTGAAGAAGCCATGTTGGCCTGGCTCAAAAATCGGCAAAACCCAGAGAAGAAAGTAGCCCCTGCCTTTCTTTTAATCGGTAGTCCTGGAATCGGAAAAACCACCATGGTCTATAGAGTCTGTAAGATTGCCAAATACTGGATTCAAGAGTTTAATGCCAGTCATACACGCACCGGCAGTTCCTTTCGCCAAACCATTCTGCCTCTCTTGACGGAATCCGGTATCTCGGCACTAATTCACCCTTCCACTCCGAACGGTCGCGCTATCTTACTGGATGAAATGGATGGTCTGAGTCAGGGGGAAAAAGGGGGCCTTCAGGAACTTCTGGAATATCTCAAGTCCAAACGTTCTTTTAAAGATGATGCCCCCCTCTTCCTCATCTGTAATGTGATGGAGGGACGTGTTATGCAGCAACTCCTGAAGTACTGCTGTGTCAAGTATGTCGTCATGCCCAAGAAGGAGGCTTTGGACACCTTTTACAAACAGCCCATTGCGGAATCTCTCTATAAACTCGGGGATATCCGCAAGGTGAGCCAGGGGCTCTTGTGTCAGGGAACCAAAGACGCCTATGAGAAGAATAAACAGGATGATTTAGACAAGAATGTCCATGTGGCCATTCGGGCCGCCTGGTTTACGCTGTTTGAAGAATGGGGAGCCTCGGATGAACTGGATCTGGAAACCAAGGATGCCAATCTAGCGGGACTCCTATTTCATCAGAACTTGCCCCTGTACTTGGAGAAAGGTGCCGACTACAAACTCTATGAACAAATCCTAGAATACATACGGTGGTCGGACCGTGCTGACTTCTGGGCCTTCTTTCATCAATGCTGGAACCTATTACCCCTATCGTATCATCTAAAACTCAAATATCCTAATCAGATCCTTCAAGGGTATGAGAAACCTGATAAGATACCTGACCTTCATGAATTGGTCTATACACAGGTCCTTACAAAGCAATCCGCCCTTTTCAATTCTTGGAAGGAAATGAACCGAGTGTCTAATGATATGGGGGTACCATTTCGGTGCGTGACCCAGTGGGCCACCTACCAAACAGGGAAATTGAAGGATACTCTTGGACTGCCTATTCTACCTATTACAACGATGACTTCAGTCGCACCACCGTCAGTTGCTGTTGCTGCTGCTGTGAATTCAATCGTAATACCGAATGAATCAACATCTGCTGCTTCTCATATGACGGCGGGTCCGAAAAAAAGAGGAGTGAAGATGCCTTTGTTAGGCTAATACCGCGTATAAGTTCTGCATTAGATACAAACAGGATCTTCGTAATTCCCTTCTGAAACCGATCAAAGACCTGATTATTCTGGTGAATCCGACCATCCAATCGTTCGCTCGTGAGTCCCGCATTTGTAAGATCCATGGAAATCTGATAATAGGTATTCTCAAACGGTGTATATACTATATGACTTTGGTCTTTCCTATTACGAAGATACGCAATCACCTGTTCCTGTTTTGTCAAGAGAACAGGGGCTTCATTTCCACTGGCATCTGCGATCGGCAGGAGTGAGGGAAGATACAAAGGACTTCTACAAGTGGGACATTGACTCTGTACCTGCGTCAAAATCTGACGCAAAATACAGGCTCCACAGAACATATTCATACAACAAGGAACTAATGTTTTCGTCTGGGTCGGGTCCAGACAAATACAACATTCATTATCCCAGTTACTCTCAATCAACTCCCTTCTAGTTCCATGGTGGACCAGAATCAGATCCCGCGTATAGGTACTGAGACCTAGAGCCTTAAAGAGAGTCGGCATTTTATCATGCGTCAGACCAGCATAGTTATTGCCTATAATGGTCTTGGGTAGACTTGCAAGGGTATAGGACGCTGCACAGTCATAGGAAACCTCCTGTAAAGACGGATAGAGAATGGTGTTCCGATTCCGAAGAATCATAGAATACCGACAGGGATGTGTCCAAGGAAGAAGTGGTTTGAAAAAGGGACCTGATTCCACCATAGTACTAACTTGGACCTCATTCTTATAAATATCTGTGAGCCATGTATTACAATCAGGATGTAACTGGATACGGTCTTTAATATGGTGAAGATTATGGGGAAAAATATACTGATTGCGAAACATAAAATGGGTCCACTGATTTGTGATAAGCCAGAGGAATTTGAACTGGGGAATTGTATTATTTTGCGGAAGAACAATGGCAGTAGCCTCTTCTATAAAGATATGATTCCACTGAATACTGTTATGTACTGACCATTCATAGAATTCACGATACATACGACTTGTGATCAGAACAAAAGGGCAATTAACAATACCATCTAGGGTACTACGATTTCGGAGAATACGAGGCTTATCTATGATAAAGGGCTGAAGAGTTGTATGTGTTCTAATTTGTTGTTGCCAATGGTCTAAAAGATGCGGGGGGACAATCACAACATTCGCAGAAGAGATATCCGAATGGCGAACAATATGATGACTGGAAAAGATGCGATTAGAATTTGTATTCAGATCTCCCCGAAAAGAAAAGGGATACGTAGGTTTTAATCCAAGAGCCTCTTGAATCTCTCGGCTCATGGCCGCATTGTTTAGAACACCTAGATAGGCGAGTGTGGTCAGTGTCTTCCCTGAACCAGGGCTGTCCGCTAAGATTCCTAATTTTCCTGACAGGAGTTGGTCTTCTACCATGTGACCGAAAGACATTTGATAATAATGGAGGATCATGCTCAACACAGAACGAACCTGATGCGGCAGAAGGGGCGTTTTCAAAAAGGGTAGGGCACCCTCTTTCATAAGGGGGAGGAACTTATCCACAAAAGCCCCCTGCTTTTCTTCTATGGAATAGCCAAATGTTTTGTTGATTAAATTTAATTGCTCATAGAGTGGGGTTTCCATAGGGGGAAAGAAGGGAAATCCTTTAGGCAGATAGTATATAGAAAAATTTTGAATAATTCAATAATGAAATGTTGAGGAACAATAATTCATTATGCAATATATCATCGTTGGCCTATTCAATTGTACAGCGCAGGCTTGTTGCTGGTATAATGTATTTCGGTGTTGTGGCTGTATTGAGGAAGAGGGAAGACATGTGGAGATTGACAAACAGGTAGTTCTCCCTACACCTGTTATTAAAGGTTCAGACAACCCCTTCGTCAATCCAAATGTACCCAAGGACCAGCACATTTCGTTCAACTATAAGACTTAGCATGATACAAAGAAATCTCGGAGCGCCTTGTCGGCAATGAAAGATTTTATCTTCATCGGGGTCTCCTTCAAGGTCGGATTGTTCCCCGTTCTCAAGCCGTTCTTATCAAAGGTATTGTCGGCATGACACATCACCAGAATGGTCTTGAAAGGATCCAGTTGAATCATCGGGTTCTTGTAATCATCCAAGAACGACTTTTCCTCCGCATGTGTCTGCGTCTCATCATAACGATGCGTGAGCATGTAGGGTCTGCGATAGGCCATGGTGCCGTTCGTACAGTGATTCGGATTATAGGGACCTGCCTTTACGATGCCCCCATCTGACCGAAAATAGAGGTACATTTCCGAGGAGCCTGCAAGCATGACCTTGGGATTCTGGGTGAATTTCAGAACGACATGCGATACACGTTCGGGCGGATAGAAATCATCATCGTCCATGGCAATCATGATGTCTCCCTTGGCATTGTCATTCAACAGGTTACGCTTCTGGCCAATGAGGAGTTTCTCGTTGAGCGAAATATACTTGATATTCGGAATGGTCTTGGCCGCCTCCGCAATTAAGTCCCCTATCTTATCAGAACCATCATCCACAATAATCCATTCCATGCGATCCTTGGGATAGGTCTGGCTCTTGTAAATAGCAATGGCCGCAGGCATAAACTTGCGGCGATTATAGGTGGGTGTTAGAACAGATACAAAGGGCTTCATGATTTTATAAGAGTATGGTGTCTGTGGTTTAGGTGGTTGTTATTGTTGTTATTGTTATTTTTTAATAACCGCTCTTGCAGCATTCAGAGTTCTGCTTGCCTGTTTCAATCGGTCTTGTATATTGGAACCTGGAAACAGAGACTGTTCAAGAATCTGTTTTGCACGATTAAGAACAGGTAACGCACTAGCAATTTCCTGTGTTTCTGCTGCTGCATCGGATGCCTTCACAGTGTCAGGAATAAATCCAGGAAGGTTCATTGTAATCATATGATTCTCAAAGGTGTCATATAAGGGTTTCAAGTTAAACTTACCCTCCAATTCCTTATAATCAGGAATAGTTCCCTTCAACGTCTCCATATATTCCTGGGTTTCAAGAACAATATTATTATAACGTACGCCGGATGCTCCTGTCGGTAAATACAGCCAAATACTATTTATACTATCGGTCCATGAGTTCTTTGTTGTTCGGAGTGGCAAGATACTATCCCAGTGAAATGGCATTATAGTTGTCTCAGGATCTATAGTTCCCAAGTAAACTCTATAAAGAAAGAGAGTGGCATATGACAATACAATATAGTAAATCATATTCAATTCGGTAAAGTCCGTATACAATCCGATATTAATGATATAGAGGGCGACAAATAAACGAACTGGCCATGGGAACATAACCATATGATTTGTGAGCATAGACATAACTATGAATGTAAAAAAGACTCCAATGGCAAACCAGACCCAGCGATATATCGGCATACGCTCACCTTTTATTGTACGTTCAATCATGGAGTAAACAGAAATATAATCGTTTGGTTTGGCACTTGGAGCATCATCAAAGGCATCAGCAACGCTAATATCCTCTTCAATCACTATCTGACCTTTCTGTCCCTCTGACTTCTTCCATCCAATGGCATCCTGAAATGTATCCGTAACAAAGGTGACGGGATAGGAATTTCCAATCAGACTTAGATTTGTTTGTACAAGTCCTGCTGTACTACTTATCAACTGGTATAGCATGACTCTCCCTATTATACTATTGTGTTGTATTACAGGGCATACTTCAACCCACCCAAGCCAGATCCCACAGTCACCCAATTGATGTTTTCCACATAGATATAGACCTCATAGGTATAGTTTGTAGTTGCAAGTAGCGGATAGGGATTCAAGTCCACTTGAAGCAAACGAACCCGACTGGCATTCAAGGTTCCATCGGGCTGTGTATTCGGACTGTGAAGTCCAAAGGGATAGACCGTGATATTGGGATCCGGATTCCCTGTAAGATACTTCCAGGGTACCACATCCGTAAAATAGGAAATGGGCTTCTCCTCCTGGAGTTCATTGCCGTCGCCCAGAACCCGTAAGCTTTGAATAATCGGCTGTTGTCCCGCCACCTGAACCAGTTGGCCGGTGGCCTCTCCTGTCAAAATATAGAGGGGATAGGCTTGTTGTGGGGCGATCCACGGCGCTTTCACCGGATTGAGCCAATTGGACCAGTTCGCCACATCATTGCGAAAGGGAAGGGAATCCGACCGGTAGGGGACCACAAAGAACCGATTAATCGGATTATGTGTCTTAAGTTCTAAGAACTGGCGATTGGTGATATTCTGGAAGTCATAGAGGGTGACCTGTCGGATAAGATACTGGAGGGGCGTGGCAGCAAACTTAGTGCGTTCCTCGTCTGTCAAATAAACATAGGTAGAGGTGATTCTGGGATTGAGAGGCCATGTCGGAATGAGAGGAATGGGATATCCAACATCCGTTAGAAAGTTGCCAATGTTATCATAAGGAGAATTGGAGGTCACATAACTGACATTGCCGGGTTCGGAGGGACTTGCCGGTACCTGATAATAGCCGGGGGCGACCCGGTTGCCACTGGCGTCATTCACCTGATACAGAGTGTTAATGGGATTGAAGATCACCTGGATCTCGCATTCCTGGTACTGGAGGGAGAGGAGAGGCAGGGCATTGAAGGTGGACTCCGTAAACCAGAAGGGAAGGGGAATGTGAAGGGTGCGACCAAAAATAGACGGACGATTCACATTCATAGTCGGGGAATCTGGATAAACCAGGGGATAGCCGCCGGCTGCACTGCCTCCCGCATAGATTCCTGCAGCGGGGTCATAGAGTTCTGGGACATCGCCGACGGTTTTGCGCCACTTTTCAAAGTCCGTATTCGTCAGATCCGCCTGAGCCTTGGCAATCATATAGGTTCCATCAAACTCCTGGATTCGTTGGCCACCAATATAGATGCCTACCTCCTGAATTAGTTGACAGCCGATGTAACGAGTCCAACTGAAATCAAGTTGATGATCACGAGCATAATTACCACTTAGGTCATTCAAGTTAAGCCATTTACAGTAAATATCGGGGAGATCCACCACTAAATACATGTCCCGGACCAAGTCAGCCACACGCTTGATCTTGAATCGCACCTGGATGGGCTGGTCGTAGAAGAGTTCGGTGGGACCGTCCATAGTTTGCGTCACAGATTCTTCGGAGAAATGGGCGTATTTCTTGTAGGTTTTGTAGAAATAGGTAAAATCGGGGTTGCCACTGAGAAGGATGTTCTGGGCCCCGTAGGCCACAAGTACATAGAGTCCTCCTCCTGGCATCACACTATTTTGACAGGGTATTAATTACACTATCAAAATCGCATTATTATGTCCTAGTAAATTCAATTAGGCACGACGGGTGCTGCGTCGCTTGGTCTTCCTGTGTTTCCCTCCCACAACCGTTCGCTTACCAGTCATTCTTTGCCAGAATGATGGCTTACTAAGTGACTGAGCTGCAGCAGATGAACGACCGGCAAGACGAGATGCAGCAGACTTATTCTTTTGTGCCGCCTTTTGTTTACTACTAATCTCACTCAATTCTTGTGCCTGTCTTGCTTTTATTGCCTTTCTTTCTAGTTCTAATTTTGCCGCTGCATTCTTAGCTTTCTTCTTTTGAAATATATTCTCATTTGCATTTCTTTTTGCAGTTTGCCTATCCGTTAAATACCCCCTTATGGAAAATTTCAAATCATCAACAAGATGCTCTGCTGAATCTGCTACGGCAGGTTGAATACCCGCGATTTTAGGATCCACAAGAAATGCCCTTTGTTTAAGGTCAAGATATACTGGAAGAGGTTTTGGTCCAGCAGACTTTAGTAGTGTATCCTCAACTGTAGCATTGGATATGATAGGAGGATAATTACTTTCACTTCCCAAATTCAAATAATTACTTTCACTTCCCAAATTCAAATTATTGCCATTATTTGACATTCTCTATATTTATAACTGCGATTTTTTTGAATCTTCCGGAAGCGGATAAGTGCTTGTAGGCAGGTGTTCCACCTGCCTACGTCGCGAAATCAAAAAGCCGTTCGGCTTTTTGATGAGTGCTCATGAGGAAATGTCCCATTTCCTCAGGTCGCAAAATCCGCAGTCCACCAGTTATCCCTCAAATAGGGCGCCGGCATGCCTCCCTGGGTCCCATCAATTGTACTAGAAGGCCCCTCATTCATGAGCGAGGTGATTTCCGAATAGGACAGGGCATAATTGAAGTAATACAGACGACTCAACATGCCCCCCGCACATCCCATAACATTGAACACATCCTCCGTACCCCCAATGGCAGGAATCTGGCTACCCCTCAAGGTGATCATACGCTGAGAAAAGGCATAGATGTCACCGTAGTTCTGATAAGGAGGTGTCTTCTCAAAGGGCAACCTCGTCTTAATGTTTCCATTGATATAGACCAAGAGTTCAGAGGACTCGCAGGTAATGGCAACATGGATCCATTTCCCCACGGGAATGTTCTCCACCTTTGCACAGTTATTGAACTTATCATAGGAGTTCATGTAGACCATGAGTGTATTGGTATTGGCGGCCATAAAGACACCGGGACCGAGAAGAGGAAACTCTTGAGGGCTACCCTTGTGGAAGATATGGGTGATCCCCGAATCTCCCTTGAAAGAGCCGGGTGCAACCATCAGGAAGAAGGAATAACTGAATTCCGTTCCCGTCATGGCATTGTTAGATGGATTCACCGGATTGGAGCCCTTGATATTGGGATTCTGAATGATCTGGTAGGTCTTGTTTGTCATGTTATAGGTGATTGGCAGAAGTTCCGTTCTAGCCATTTGAAGGCGCTTGATGAGACCTGAAAGACCCTCCAGAGAGCCGAGACCCAAATAGAGAACAACGACTGCTACTGTCGCAATCACCAACTGGAGAACAATAGGGTTTGAACTCAGACTGGATGAGTTATTTGATACTCTACTATTATTACTTATACCAAAGTCCATGGGATTCCTCTATAGTTTGAGTTGAAATTATTACATAAAAGAGTACTTCATTTACAATATACCATAATGTAAAGGAAGTATATATTTATTCAATATGTTTATACCGAGGGTTCAAAAAATGATGTCAAAAATCCTAGGATACTGCTCACAGGCATAGGTCCCGCCATATAGTTATTGTACACGAGATCCGGACTCAAGGCATAGCCATAGACCTGTGTCGTATTAATATTGCCACCGAAGCCTCCTGCCTCGCCCACCGTAAGAGCATAGGCCGAATCCACATTAAAGTAGTTCTCCAGAACACAAGAACGGGCCAATTTACCATCCATATACACATCACAGGTCTTTCCATTAATCGCTACCACAATGCACACCCATCGCTGAAATTCTACATTAGGGATATCGCAGTTCGCCGTAGAATCCAGCATGCCCGAATCCGTCTGGAGAGTCGTGAAGAGCCCCCCCTTGGAATTTGCATTTGAAAGGGGTGTACCAGTAGTACCTTGGCTGGTATTCACACGAACCTTCAAGGTAGGCTTCTGGCCCCCCAAGTAGATCCGTAGGGTATCAATGGTCGGTCCGCCAATAGACAACACCGCCTTATTATAGCCATTGCGATAGGACCAGTCATTCACATAAATCCAGGTACTTACACTGAATTCCCCGCCACTATAGAGAGGTGGCAGGGCAGCACTCGGTTTCACAATGGGCGCCGAAGGGTCCAATTTCGCCGACTGCTGCTTTGCTATAATGACCGAAGCAGGAGCAGGTCCGCCAAATAGATAGCTATATAGATAATACAGCGCCACTAAACCAAGAATAACAATAACTATCATAATAATAGTATTTAGCAAAGCCATCTCTGTAAAGACAGGCGAATTAATTATAAATAGAGGACCATGTCTTCATAGTATTGGCCGGTGGAGTGGTCGCAGGTTCACAAGGAAATCCGGGGATACAAAAGGACCTGAAATCGGGGAGCGAAAAGGTATAGGGGAACGGACTCGGAGGAGGCACACATCCCGTTGTATCCGTATAGGTACCCCTCATAACAGCGACTTCTTGTGGTAACAGCCGACTATTTGCCACAAGAACATGAACAACTGAGCCAATGAAATTGGGTCCTCCCACTGAAATAGGGGCCATAACGGAAGATGGATAGTGCTCCAGGCGATGACTGGCCACAATCTGATTATCATACATCACATCAAAGCGCCGACCATCCCTCAGAATGGTCAAGAAGGTACACTTCTGGAGCGGAAAGGGAGGGAGATCTACCGTTTCAGGACCGTTTGTCGTCATGATCATAAGACGCGCCGTACCTTCCTTCTCTTTCGCAGGGGCTAGTTGAAATTCAAGACCATTCTGAATGCCAAAGAGCATAGAGAATGAGGACATATTCATGTTCGCCGTACGATTGCCCAAATCTACTGTAAACAAACCAGATAGTGTACTACCCGGCCCCGATATAACGATAGCAGACTCACTGGAAGACATCAGATTCTTATTTACATTAAGGGATACAGATGTTGGGGCAATATCTATAGGTCCCTTTTTACCGTAAAAATAGGCCACAATCAAATACACAGTTAATAAAAGCAAAAATCCTATACCTGTATATAAAAGTAAGGTACTGCCTTCCATAATCCCTACAGATTGGTGGTATAATACTAAAGGGAAAGACCAGCGATTGCTGAGGATGCCGTTGTGGCGGTGGATCCCAGGGTGGCCGTAGCAGATGTTGCCATATTATTTGCAGTATTGGATAAGCTATTTAGAGACGAAGATGCAGAAGTAATAGCACTACTAAAACTATTTTGAAGGGAGTCCAAGGATAAACAGGAGCCTCCAGAACCAACATCCTTGTCTATCGGGGCCATGAGAGGGGGCTTGGCATACCGAATATTACCAGGACTGGCAATACGATTCCATACAAGGAGATTGCCAACACGCACGGACTGTGCTACAGTGCCTACAGGAGGATGAAACGGGCCGGTATAATTTCCTGTGGCACCGGATGTCAGTTTGCGGGTGCTAACCAGTTTCCCATTCAAATACGCCTCAAAGACCGTACTCATTATGACAACGCCAATTCGGAAGGGGGTCTGGACAGGAACATTGGGAATGAGAATGTTATCCGGATTTCCATCGCTATTCAGCACAGAAATAATCAGATCCGTATTGCCCGGAGCAAGAGCAATGGCCACATTGTAGTTACTAATAGACCCCTTAATGGAGGCATTTGGCTCTGGACTGGTATTGACCGTGCCTCCACGACTGAAAATGACACTATATCCATTGTTCGTGCTGACATAGGGATTCTGAATTGCAATATCTAGGGAGAAGGAATAATTATAGGTGTTTGTCTGGACCCTTGTTGCGGTGTCGGATAAGTCTACAAAGGTCGTGACAGTACTAGACGGTTTCCAGAAGGCCTGGTTATCAGTGAATCCTGGAATAGTAATGAGTCCTGGATCACCGGGCTGAAGGGAAAAGATGGGATAGAGTGTGTAGTGAATGAGGAACAGAATAACGACCAGCATAATCGCTATTATTGCCAAATAGATCAGAATAGATCCTATGGAATTAGTGCCATAACTGGACGAATTTGCCGTAAAGTCGTAGCCACTTGCTTTTGTAGTTCCATATCCAAACTCTTTCCCAATATTATTGTATAATTGATAGGGCATATCCTCTATATTTGATGGGGGAACTTATTCGTGTTTGCTCAGGGACTACAGTTCTTGAGCAAATAGGGATGTTTAGTAAATCGGCACTTAATATCTGTTAGAATGTCGCTTTAAAGCATTTAGTATATTTCGTTCTTGAAGAGTTCTGAATAGTTTCTTTGACACACTAAGACCTCGCTTCTTTGATGTCTTTGATTTCTTGGACCTTACAGGAGTGCTGAATACAGCAGCAGCAGGTGTTAAACTTGCAATCATCATAGCATTTTCATTAAAATGGTTTTCAGGTGCATTATAATAGCCTGAATATTCTCGGAATAAGGCCTCGGCATTATTTGCCTCGCGTGCTTTCATATTCTCAATTCGCCTTCGTAATACACTAGCCACATTCTTTGCTAGTTTTTTCCCTGCTCTTCGCTTTCTAGTTCGTCTGCTCGGCATTCTATTTTAGCCTCGGGATATAAATCTTAACAGTCCAAGTTACCAATAGCATCCTCGCTCCACCATCTGAAAATTGGCCGGTCGTTCTTCCACGGCCGGACGTGTCCAGTGTTCATTGAAGAATGCCTGGAATTCCTTCATCTCATCCCACCGACCCCCTCTAATGCCAAAAAAGAGCTGTGTGCCTCCCCCCAAATGAATTCCCTTCTTCCCTCTCTGTTTGGCATGGGCCACGAGTGGCAAGGAGTAAATTCCCGCACCCACCAACACAACGTCGTAGTCCGTGTTATCCATCTGCGTCTTTAAGTCCTCTAGGAGTCCGAGGCTGTCGGTCCATTTCAGACGCATAAAATGCTGGGTGTCGGGGTCTTGGATTCCATAACTGAGGGGACAGGTGATTGTGTTGAAGATGAGATCGGGGGCCCAGAGTTGGGGCCAGATCTGAGGAAGTTTGGGAACCTGTTGTTGGATAGTCTTACTAAAGGGACTGATCACCAGGACTTTTGTCCCTGGCTTTAGATTAGCCGTCCATCTGAGGGTGGGATTGCTGGTATGGAAGCATTCCAAATTCTGAAGGCTGACATGGGTGGCCTGTCTTGCCAGAATGCTGTAGAGTTCCAGGGTCTGAGGAATGCCCCACCAGGGACTCAAACAGGTCATATGAAGGAGAGACTTCAGAAGTTCATCAGCCATTTTAAGGGCGACTTCGGATGTGGGGGGGAACATGCCGGCGTTCCGAGTCAGGGGAAGAAGCATTTGTTCTGGAACGGGATTGTTGTTTTGATTTGCCTGTTTTGTCTTGAAGCGATAATAGGCCAGTTGGAGTTCTATCGTTCCTAACTTTCCTATACCGGCTGGCTGAGGTCCGAGCATCTGCTTGGCCACTGCATCAAAGCCTTCTGAGCCTTCTAGGATGGGACTGCTGTTCTTGTTGTTATTTGACATCTTAGATATAAGAACCTATTCATCTTTAAATCCAATACGTTTGTAATATTTGTCTGTCTCTTTCGCATCACAATCCGCCAACCCTTCTCGCACATAACAGACAAAGGAAATGCGACTGAATGTCTTGTCACTTCCTTGCGCCCCTGTCTTCGTCTTATAATACTTGATGGGGTCCAACGTCTTATTAAAGGCCTTGTCTTCTGGCGTCTCAAACATTTCCGTATTACAGTGCCACTGATGGACATCCATGGCCAAGAAGTCACCCATACGCAGATCAAAGCCCACGGAGAACTGCGGGAACAGAGTATAGCCCCCGTGGTATTTCCCGCGTTCCAGAACGGTCAAGTTTCCATAGCCGTCCTTGAAATCCCCCGCATCCTGATGAAGGGCTGTTCGGAAGTTGCGATTCACCGTGACAGAGGAGAAGGCAGTGTCGTCAATGCGGTACTTCGGTGTTTTCTTGATACGGTCCAACTGCTTCTGATAGGGACCCGGAGTCAGCTGTTTGAACACCCTGTCTATCGCCTGGATAAAGGGAATGCCCTTCTTGTATTGGTCAAAGAAGGTCTGCGTATAGGATGTGAGGCGGCAGGGCAACTTCATGAAGGGCGTCTTCTCAAAGTAGCCCACCACGGAAGAGAACACAGTGTTGTTTACGCGCATCTTGGAGGTCTTGTTGCCGTTCTTGTAGGTCGCCCACCACCCCTTGTTCTCCACGATTTTCCGTTTCTTCCAATATTCTGATTTGGGATCAATGGGTCCGGCGGCGGCGCCTCGGCTCCTGGAAGGTGCTGCCAAACGATAGAAGGACTCCCAGGCGAGATCGGTAATCGGTTTGTCAAAGACGGCTCTTCTAAACTTGGCCAACAGTTGTTTGGAACCGTCTGGAAAAATGCCATAGACATCCGCATTGTGATCTATAATGGTGAAACCTTTGCCGTCAAAATAGGTGCCTTCTTTGGCCTTGATTTCGTCGTTGGTTAGAGTGGCTTTGAGATTATAGATTTTGACCTGACCGTTTTTACTGCTTTTCTTGGCTTTTCTTGTTTTTGTTGTCATGGAAGACAATCCCTATACATAGTTGAGTTTATTCAAATAATAGATTCCACCTCCCAATACACCTA